GTGGATCCAAGTTGACCACGACATAGAATTCAACCCCGCGGACATCATCCGTATGGCTGAGCTCGCCCATGAACACCAAGTCACCGTGTGCATCCCGTACCCCTCGCGAACACTACCACCACGGCCAGCCCTCCGACCTAAAATAGAACACCTCGACGCACTTAAAGCTCAGGTGAGTAAAGCCGACTCAGCACAGGAGTTAGTGCCCATCTCAATGTTCGCGTCAGGATGCCTCGCTATACCTCGCAGGAGGCTCGTGGAGACGTTAGAAACACTAAGTGAGCCCACAGTGGCCCTCCCATACAGAATACAGTACTGCAAGGATCCTGCATCAGGTGAGTTCCCAAGCCTCTGGATGCCGATGGCTTGCGAGACTTTACCCAATCAGTGGGAGTACCTCTCCGAGGACTTTGCTGCAGCCATGCGCATGAGTCTATGTGGAGTCGAACACTACGCTATGCTGCCCAAAAAACCCTTGAAGCATTGGGGTGATTACCCCTACTCATTTTAGTCATGGCAAATGTGAAAAAACGGGCGTCCCTGGATGACGTGGCTAAGAAGGCGTGCACTAACCGAAACATGGTGGCTGATGTCTTGAAGGATTGTCCGAAGTTGAGCCCTGAGTTCAAACTGAAGGTGTTAAAAGCGGCCCAGGCAGTTGGGTATGAAATTCCACCCGATAACCAGCACCCTAACGCCAAGCTCACCCAAGAGACCGCTGATAAGATATTTGAGGGTATTGTGGTTAATAGCTCACTTGAGAAGATAGTGAGTGAGACAGGATTAAGTAGTACTACTGCGTTAAAGTATATCAGAGGTGTTAAGGTTCCTGATAATTACCCAACTAATGAAGAAGATTGGAAGGCAGATGTTATTGGTTTTCTTGAGATAGCAATATGGAAAGGGACTAAAAGATTAGCAGAAGAATCGATGGGATTTATCGATGATAGAACACTACCCGTATCAATAGCTGTGCTCACTGATAAATTATCTATAATCAAAGGGCAACCCACCTCTATTCACCTCTCTATAGGTTCTACTATATCACATCGTGACTTAATGAAGAACATGAAGGAACGCGACGTGACACCAGTCAACGATGAGCAGTTGCCTGACTGACCTTAACCGACGGTTCTATTCAAACCTACTAAAAATAGGCTATTCATTGGTGTTTCGAGTGCTAACGCCTGTCAGTGCTAACACTAGTGCTAACAGTTGACCTTAACTGGTGCTAACGGACACCCGCTGCCCCACCTTGACCCGACAGGACAACCCATTGTCACAAGGGGGGGAGGGGGTCAGCCCTCGGCCTCTGGCCCTAAAAGGCGACGGGTTAACTAAAACGAAAAATATTAACAAACACCACTCACACAGCTTTCAGTAATCCTCTGTTGTCTTCTGTCCTCCTCTGTCCTCCTCTGTCCAGTCGATGGAAACTGGATCACTTATTCTCCTATGTCTCCCTCTCTCACCTGCCTCACCTGCGCTAAACCATTTGCCGTCATCAAGCAGTTTGCTGGCGTAAAACAAAAGCGATTCTGTAGCACACACTGCAACGACGTCTGGTGGAACGAACAGCCATTACATCCTGTTATACCACGAGTGGACGCAGCGCACCCGCGTGCTGTTGAGTTAAGGGGGCAGCGAACGCAATTGGTACTATTAGAGAAAGCGGACCCATACACTTATGGCTTTGTGCCAGACCACTGGGAGGTGGGTAATGCGCAGTGGGCACTGTGCCAGGAGATGCTTATTAGTGGCGGCAACCGAGCTGGGAAAACGCTATGGGCGGCTCGCAGGATTGTGCAGACATTGCTTGAGAAGGAGAACGCCTCAGTGCTGTGCTGTCACACGAGTCACGCGACGAGCGTTACGGTGCAGCAGCCGGCTATCTACAACTACCTTCCGGTGGCATTGCGTGGCACCAAGAAAGGGCGGATACACTACCTGAACTACAGCAGAAAAAATGGGTTCACTGATGGCTCGTTTATTCTGCCCAACGGGAGCCGGTGCGACTTCTTGAACTACACGCAATCTGAGAACACAATTGAGGGTCGGGAAGCGGACATGGTGTGGTGCGATGAATTGGTGCCGCAGATGTGGGTGGACACGTTGCGTTATAGGCTAGTGACGCGGCGTGGGAAGCTGTTAGTGACGCAGACGCCATTGGAGGGTGTGGCGTCAGTTTACAAGGACTTTACTGCGGGCGCTAAGGTGTTGGTGTGGGACAAGGGGGAGCTGCTGGAGAAGAAGCAGGGGCTACCGACATGGCCTGTGGGGAAGGCGCCGCGGGTGATGCAGCAGGTGGCGACCAACCGGCGGACGGTGTTCTATTTCTCGGAGGACAACTTGTATAACCCATGGGACGAAATGAAGAGTAAGTTGGTGACGGCGCCGGTCGCCCAGGTGTTGATAAGGGCTTATGGATGGGCGAGTGAATTGGTTGGTCGGGCGTTTAGTCGGTTCAGACCTGAGGTACACTGTATCCCGGAGACATCTGTGCCGGCTGGGGGGACGTTGTACATGATTTGCGACCCTGCAGGAGCGAGGAATTGGTTTGCGCTATGGATTGTGGTTTACGAGGACGGTAAGAGGGTAGTGGTGCGGGAATGGCCAGGGTACGGGAGCTACGGTGAGTGGGTGTTACCGTCAGAGAAGGCAGACGGCAAAGCGGGGCCTGCGCAGTTGTTGGAAGCGGGCCGGTCGATTGCTGAGTACCGGAAGCTGTTTCGGCAAGTGGAAGAGGAGTTGGGTAGAGGAGAGCCGGTGATGCGGTTGATTGACCCGAAAGCTGGTGGGTCACCGGCGCTGAGTGCTGCCGGGGGGACGACGTTGATCGATTTACTGGCAGAATCGGAGGACCCAATGGATGAAGGCATGGCGTTTGTACCGGCCCCAGGAGTGCCTGTGGACCAACGGACCTCGGTGATCAATTCGCATCTGTCCTACGATGCAACGCAGGAACTGACGCCATTGAATGAGCCGTCGCTGTACGTTGTGCAGGACTGTTTTAATCTAGTGTACTCGCTGTCTGAACACACTGGACGAGATGGGCAAAAGGGAGCGACCAAGGACCCAATAGATTGCTTAGGTATGTTACTGGTTTCGGGTCTTGCTTACGTTGGAAGAGGGGGATTTGATAGTCGCAACGGCGGTGGTGGATACTAAAATAAAAATTATGCAAGGGGATTCTTACAAGCAGTCGGCGGATGAAATGGCAACAGTGGGTGAAGAACCTAATGTGAATGCTTTGACTGAGGAATTGCGCCGTGCTGCTACGGATAACGGCATCAGTAACCGCATTGAGCGTATTGAGAACACGCGTTTCTGCCGTTGGCCTGGTCAAACACCTGATGGCAAGAAGAACAATGACGCTGGTAATGCCAACAAGCCGGCGTTTCCTTGGGACGGTGCTAGTGACACGCGCATCCCTTTGGCTGACGAGGTGGTAAATGGGCTTGTGGATCTGTGCTCAACTGCCTTCTGGCGCTCAATGCTTCGAGTTGTGCCTAGTAATGTGAGTACAGTTGAGCAGGCGGCTACGGCACACAACTTGATGGACTGGGCGGTAAACTCTAAGATGTACTCAGACCTAACCCGAGAGGTCGAGTTGCTGTCACAATACCTTTGGACCTACGGTTGGGCGGGGGTGCATATATCTTGGCAACAAGAGATGGGCCAGAAGGAGCAGCAACTGACTATGGAACAAGTAATGGGTTTAGCTGCCCAGTCCCCTGAGGGCTCGGTCCTAGCTGACTTCCCTAACCTCATTGCTAATCCTGAGGCGGACGATCAGTCAGCCGAATTGATGATGGCGGCTTTTCCTAATCTTAAAAAGCGCCGTGCGGTCAAAGCCATCCGAGAACTGCGAGATGAAGGTGTGTGCGGTTTTCCAGTGCCCGTAATGACCCAGAACAAGCCAATGATTACAGCTTTGGCACCATGGGATGAGATTATATGCCCACCTGAGACCACCGACATCCAGAGTGCCCGAGTGGTGTTCCGCCGCTACTACATGACGGAAATCGAAGTCATGCAGAAGGTGAAGACAGACGAGTGGGACGAGGAATGGGCCAAGGAAGCCGTCAACACAATGGGCCGTTTCTCAAACTTTGCTGATTATACGTACCTTGTTGGGCTGCCTAACAACTCTTTTGATGACCGCGAGAACCTTATTGAAATCGTGTATGCGTATCAGAAGGCTGTGGATACCGATGGTATCCCGGGTGTGTACTACACTGTGTTCAGCCCTCAAGTAGGCAACAAATGGGGCTACTTTGAGTTGTTGGACTATGCACACGGCCAGTACCCGTTCGTGTGTTGGCGCTCGGAGCTTATCCACCGGAAGATGACAGAGAGCCGCGGTGTGCCTGAGGTATGTTCGACTTGGCAACAGGAGATAAAAGCCCAGCGCGACTCGGTGTTCGACTACACGTCCTTGGCCACACTGCCTCCCATCGAGGTGCCCAAGACCCGAGGCGGTAATCTGAAGATCGGGCCTGCCATCCAGATTCCGGTGCTGCGCCGCGGTGAGATTGGATTTATGCAACCGCCTGCCCGTGAGCCTAATGTGGCCTTCACGCTGATCAACGAGGTCATGGCACAGACTGACCGGTACTTTGGGCGCCCAACGGAGAAGGTGCCCCCCGCGGTGACCCAGATGCGGCAACAGAGGACCATTAACAACTGGCTGCATGGCTGGACTGAGGCCTTCCGTCAGGTGTTTAGCTTGACCCTGCAGTACATGGGGCCCCAGGAGGTGCAACGCATCACAGGATCACAAATTACAGTGAACGAGGACGTGCAGGACTTTGATGTGACTTTGAAATTCGACGTCAGGGAGATGTCATCTGATTTAGTAAGCGAGAAGTTGAAGGCAATCTCGACATTGATCCTTCCCCTGGACACCGCCGGCGTCATTGACCGAGCTAAACTCATCTCGGTCGCACTTCGTGCTATTGATCCCATGTTGGCTACCGAGCTGGTGATGCCTGCTGGGCCTGCCTCACAGAAGATGTTTGAGGACACCAACAACGAGATTGCGCTGATGAGTTTAGGCAATCCTCCGAAGCTGCGGGAAACTGATCCTACGGCTGCTATGCGGCTGCAATTCAGCCAACAAGTGCTTCAAAGTAACCCGAAGTACCAGCAGCAGGTGCAGCAAGATCCTCTTTTCCAAGCTAACCTGCAAAAATACCTAGAAAATCTGCAGTTTAGCGTCCAACAACAGCAAAACGCCGTAACAGGGCGGTTAGGAGTTCAACAATGAGAATTGAAGAAGAAGAATTAAAGTTAGCAATGTCTGTCTCAGATGAGCACCCAGTGATGGCTGCTTTTATGCAAATCATTAAGGATAAATTGGAAGATGAAATGTATTCAGCAATCTTAGCTAATCTTACGGCTGAAGATCGGGCTTACAATTGCGGTCGAGCCGCGGCTTTGCAGGAATTGACGTTGTTTATCGGATCGCAGAGAAACGATAAGTAATTGACAATAATGTTTCTTAAACTTTTAGTACAACCAAGGTTTCTTGGTGAACCTACTTCTCCACCATGGCGCAATAATACCCAACTTGCAGGGTCTAAACAGCATGGATAATTCACAGAATACACAGGAAGCGATCCTGTCTAAAAACACGGCACAGGCTCCTAAAATCAATCCGCTCAACTTTGATGAGGCGGCATTGGCTAAGGTACTAGAACAAAGGTTCAGTGAGCCGGAAGGTAAACCGCAAAAGCAGATCATTGAGGAAGATCCAGAGTCGGAGGCCGCGAGTGCGGAATCTCAGGCCGAGGAAGCGGATCCTACCGCTACTCAAGAGGAAAATCAGGACGAGTCTCCTGAGGATGTTCTTTCTGAAGAGAAAACCGAAAACCAAGCCGACGAGGAATCGTTAGGTTACCGCAAGCGCATCGACAAGCTGACTCGCCAGAAGCGTGAGGCCATTGAAAAAGCCGATGAACTAGAGCGTGAACTTAATGATACTAAGTCTAAGCTGGATAAGAGTCAGTCCGATAGGCCGGTGCCGGTGAGTAATCAAACTGATCCGTTTTCAGATGTATGGGACGCGAAGAAACTTGAAGAAGAGTGGACCAAGGCCCGTAATCTACGACGGTGGTGCGAAGACAACATCGACGGCTGCGAAATAGGTGAAAAAGAATACAGTTCTAACGAGATTAAACAGATCAAACGGCGCGTAGAAGACGCACTTGATGTGCACATCCCGTCGAGAGCTAAGTTCTTAAACAACTACAAGCAGATCCAACCTATCGCTGAACAGATCTACCCGTTCTGGAAGGACCGTAGCAGCACTCTATATACCGAGGCGCAGGCAGTGTTGAGGCAATTACCGCAACTGTCGACGTTACCGGAGCACCAAGTGCTTGTTGGCGACTTCTTAGAGGGCCGTAGACTGCGTTTAGAGCGTGAAGCTACCCGAGGTAAACCTTTGGCTAAACTACCGCTTAAAACGGCTCCTAAACAGCCAGGAAAGTCTACGACAAGTCCTATGAAAAAGGATAATGCGCAGGCAGAAATTGCGGCGGCTAAGTCTCGGTTTTCAAAAACAGGAGGAGAATCTGAATTGGCTCGATTACTCGAACGTATTCTTTGAATTATGCCACTATTACAACCTAACCAAGTCGGTATCCGCGAAGAACTTGCGGACTACATTGCCATCGTCGATCAGAAGTCGACACCGTTTGTGTCTATGGCCCCCAAAGGTAAAGACCTTGGGAATATGACGTTTTCCTGGCAGGTCGATAACTATGCTGCTCCGCTGCCGGGTGGTGTCGTTGATGGCACTGACGTGACCTACACTACCGGCAGTCCAGGAAGCCCTGTCAACCCAGTTCCTAATCGTACTCGCCTAAGCAATAACGCACAAGTGTTTCGGAACGATCTGCGTATTGGATTTGTTGCTAATACTCAGAATGTTGCTGGCGTTGGTACTGGCGGTGAAATTGCTAACGGTGTTTCCAAGCGTTTGATTGAGCTCAAGCGCAAAATGGAGGCGACCTTTCTTGCTACTAACCAGACTATTCAGGACGACAACGGAACTGTTCCAGATCTGACTAGCTCGCTTGGTAAGTGGTTATTGACCACTAATTCCGCAGGCATTGGAGCTCCTACGAGCTCTTTTGCTCCGAACGCTGCTGCTATTGACGCTACCGCATCTGCTTCGTTTGTTGAGGCCACCGCTCAGAACGTGCTTACTGGCATCTACAACTCCACCGGCACGTTCCGCGATTACGACGTGTTCTTAGGGTCTACATTAAAACGTGCGTTCACCAACCTTACCGCTGGTAGTACAACTACCATTGTTAACACTAGTACGATTGCGGCAACCGCTGTCCGCACCTTTAACCAAGATTTAAGTGACGACACTTTCAAGTCTTCCATTGATATTTTTGAGGGTGATTTCGGGCGGCTAATTCTACATCCTGACGTGTGGATCAGCTCTACTGACGGTTCTAATTTTACGTCTTTAGCATACAAAGGCTACGTGATCCCAATGGACATGGTGGAGATCCGTTACACAAAACTACCTGAGGTGACGACGCTGCCAAATAACGGTGGCGGTGAAGGCCGTTTAATCCAAGCTATTGCTGGTCTTTGTGTCAAGAATCCTATGGGCATGGGTATGTTTAACGGCGGGAGCTAGTCTGTTGTTATACAAGGAGGCTGCTTAAAAGTTATAGTAGCCTCCTCTTTTTAAATATGTCTAATCCTAATTGTATATCCACGCTTATTGCAAATGCTCTAGACGATATTCCAAGTGAGCTTAGGGCTCAAGTGGTTAATGAGTTTAAATCTGGATTTCGCAAAGAGTGGGTAAATGCTAGTATCCAACAACAAAAGATAGCTAAACAGACATCTATAAATAACTTTAAATCAATTAATGGTGTAGGTCGACTAAGAATGCGTGTTGATCCAACTCTGTACCATTATTGGGGTCACAAAATAGGCTACGGCTGCTGGAAGGACTCTCAATTCCTCAAAGAGGTCGAGCGCGACAACCCAGAGGTCCGCGTTAAATGCGGAGGCACACGCACACAATTTGGATTTCAAAATACTCAGGTAACTAGTTAGTTTAATTTTATGAATATTGGATCAAGCAGGCAGCAATCTGGTGAGTATGGGGGCAAACACATAGACGCAAGTTCCGGCACTGTCACTGGCTCTTTTGCCGAAATCTTATCCCTTGAAGCAACTGTGTTAGGAGCGACTACTTCAAACATTGTTAACTTTCCGGCTTCAAAAAATCTAGTTGTTGGGCAGCGAATTCAAGGTGTTTGGACTAGTATAGTGGTTACTTCTGGATCACTAGTAGCCTTCAATCGAAAATATTAATTTATGCCACTAGGTTTAAGACTAGGTTTATTTATAGATAACGGTTTTTTAAGTTCATCAACACCACCCACTTCATTTATTCTAACTGAAGCTGTTGCTGCTGATAAAGTATTACTCGAAACCGTCGCTGTTTCAAAACTCGGATTAGAACAACCTTAATTTTAAAAACATA